AACTGGTCGCGCGGAACTGGCTGAACTGCCCTTCGTACAGCATGGAGCCATTCGTTGTGCTGTAATTGAGAGCAGCAATGTTTCCCATCTCGCAGTAGTCAAAGTCCCTGCTCCCCTGACTCGCCCCGGTCGGGATGTACGAACTGCTGCCGGATCCGGCCTCCAGCATTGCGCCCCACATCTCAATAGCATCGGCGCTCGTCACAATTCTGATTCCGACTCGCTGCGCTGCCGTTGTTGCGGTGAACGTATAGCGAACCCACGACGAGGTAATCGCTTGCGTTGTCCAAGTCGTTCCATTGTTAGTCGTGAATTCGATGTTGCCAGTTCCGGTCACGCGGCGCAGCCAGATGCTAAACGTGCGCTGTGCGGACGTTCCAATCGCTGCGCTGCTGATGACGGTCGCGTTTCCTGCCGATGCCGTAAAACGAATGGCCGTTGTTCCGCCAGCTGGATCGGCCTGCCCTGTCGTTCGCGAGATACTGCTATCGGCCCAGTTGTTGTTTGTTCCGCCGGACGACGCAAACGATTCGCTCCAGTTAAGCAGATTGCTCGCGCTGCCCTCAATGAGGATGCCCTTGGGGTTGCCGTTTGTGTCGTACTCAAATCTCGGATTCCCCGCAGTCGCCGTGGCCACCAGGCCGTTCGCGTTGATGAACGTGCCGCTCGTGGAGCGCGAGAAGGTCAGCCCCCGGCTCGTCAGGTCGGCAAGCGTGCTCATCTGCGTGAAGTCGAGGTCGAGGGTCGAGCCGTCGCCGGACATCTGCGCTCGCCGCAGCATTGAACCGATCATGAAATCACCTCGTTTGCAGTGCGGAAACCGACGGTGTCGACGTGCAGGCTGTCGAGCGTCGCGTGGTCAAGCCAGATCGTCATGGTGCCCCACTGGTTTTCCTCCATGGAAGCAGTGTTCGCGGATGTCAGCGTGATCGTCGCCGTGCCGGCGGCTGCGGACACGACCGTCCCGGTGACATCGAAATCAGGCTTCTCCCCGAACGCCTTGCCGCAGAACACGATCCCCTTCACCGTGTAGCCGGTGAGGTTGAATGCGGCACCGGTTGCGGTGCTCTTGACCGTGAACGAGAAGGTGACGGCCTCCCCTGGCACGATCACGGTGCCGAGAATCGGCGTTGCGAGCTGAAGGTTCATTCGCCCTCCTGGGTGAATTGGTTGTTCGCGAGGTCAGTGCAGCGGAACGGGTTTGGGCGGTCGAAGTAGGCCAGCGCCGTGCCGCTCGTCGTGTAGACCACCCGCACGTGGACCTTGGCCTCGAGGCCGGTCGTGACCCACCCGGGCGCGGCGTTGTCCCAGTGGCTGCCGACGGGTCCGAACGTGCTCGGCGGGATGCTGACGTCGGTCCCGTCCACCACTGTTGCCGTGTTGTGCCACTCGCGCAGGTTGAGCGCGTTCGAGTAGTTCCACCGGGAATCCGACCCGTAGGTCACCACCGTACCGGTGCCAGGCGGCACGAACAGGCGCAGGGTGTAGGACCACCGATTCGGGCTAATCAGAGTGGCCGACAGCAGCTCGCACAGAGCCTCGTTCTGCACCGAGCCGCGCACTAGCTGCCGCTGTGCCCATGCGATCCCCTCCGCGTTCTCGCGCACGGCAACCGCCGACTCGGTCCACAGGTTGCAGACCTCGTTGTTGGCCTTCCCGAACAGGCCCTGCGAGAAGATGGGGCGCTTGTAGGTCATAGGCGAGCCGGACGGGCGAGCGCGGTCTCGGCGACGATTGTGGTCGGCAGCATGGCAGCGTGGTCTGTCTTGGTCGGGTACGGCTGGTACCACCCGACGGCGCTCACCTGCTGCACCTGCTGACCTGCGACGGTCAGACCGGGCAGCAGGATCGGCTCGCCTGTCGCGTTCGGCACCGGGACCTGCTCGAGGTGGTTGATGTCATCGAACGTCCAGACATGGATCAGCCGCCATGTCTCCTGCTCCTGTGTGAGTGTGCATCCCCGGTAGAGCAGGCAGCCGACGGGATAGAAGCCGAACATCACCACCGAGTTCCGGGTGCCCTGATTCGTGATAAAGGTGTTGAACGGCGGATCGGTCGCGGTGGTCGATCCCGCTGTGGTGCGGTCCCACAGGTACTCGAGCTGGATCGTCTGGCCGGCGATTTCGCGCCTGCGCGGCTGCCCGTTCAGGTCGACGCGAGTGCCGCCGATGTCGCTAGAAGGCGGCCACGCCGCGTCGCCGTTGGTCGGGAGGGCTGTCCAAGTGCGGTACTGCGCCAGGGTCCTGCTCGAGGCGTTGCGAGTCTGCCGGCAGAAGTACCCCATCGCCGCATACGGCTCTTGCACCACGCCGTAGGTTGCCTGGACGATCCACGTGTACGGCGCTGCGCGGTCCGGCGCGTAGGACACGCTGCGGCAGACTGCGAGCTTCATCCAAGCGTCGGTCGCGTGCAGGGCCGCCGGCGGCCGCAGACTTGGCTTGGGAACGTTGGCATTGGTCAGGATGGTCGGATCGCCGGGATAGGCCTCCGAGTCCGTCGCCGGCGTCCACCTTACTTGATAGGTGCAGCCGATGGTGTTCTCGTTGCCAGGCTGCTGCAGGTTGTAGACCCGCGATTCAGGCTTCTCGATGATGGTGACGGGCATTACTTGCCTCCCTTCAGCGAGCCGGCGATCTGCCTCAGCAGCTCGGTCTGCTGCTGGTCATAGGGCATGCCTCGGGTGTCACCCGGCATGCTCGCGAGGTCCCCGCCGGTCGCCCCTCCGAACCAGAAGCGCCCGACATCGTCCTGCGTGTTGAAGCTCATCACGGGGTTTGTCATCACGCGAGCCGGGATCTCGAGCAGCTTGTCCCATGCGGTGATGGCGTCCTGCTTGAGCGACTCCCATGCCGAGACCCCGCCGACCATGCTTCCGGCACGCTGCGCCTCGTCCATCATCGCCCGCTGCTTGATCTTCTCGGCGGCGGCGACGTCCAGACCGAGCGCCTGCCCAACTGCCATGTCCCGCTGCATTTGAACGACCTTGGTCTGCGCCTGCGCCGTGCGAGCCTCCGGGCTAAATCGGGCGGCCATCTGGTTGACCTCCTGCATGCGGCGGTCGACCTGCCCGACCACGCTCGACACGAGCTGGTACGCGCCCTGAATCACGCTCACCGCCGCGGACACGCTCGTCGCCGCCGCAGTCCGGCTCGCAGTCCTGTTCAGGCTCTCGAGCGAACGGTTCGCCGCCGCCACGCCCTGCTGGACGCCGCGGGGGTCGACCTCCGCCCAGATGACCGCCTTCATGCTCTTGTCAGCCATCGAAGTTTCCCTTCAGCCAGGGCATGACCTCGGTGGGCCGACGCCGCGTCAGCGCGCACGCGATCACCCCGAGCAGGTGCTCGCATCGCTCTGTCGTGGTCAGCTCCGAGGCCAATCCGGCGTCCATGGTCATCCTCTGCTCAGGGCTTCCGATGCGCCAGAGCCTTCGCTCGGCGCGTGTGTAGGGCGCGGCCGGTTGACCTCTTCGATGAGCTGCGCGGCGATCTCCGCGTCCAGCTCGCCGACGTTGGTGCCGGGCGCAAAGAGCGGCGACCCGTCCGGGAGGGTGCAGCACGCCGCCCACCAGTAGGGGTTCTGGTTGGACAGCGCGACGTCCGCCAGGCGCGGCCGGCGGACAACCACCGGCCCGATGCCGTCGATCTCGACCGTCCGGGGGACGGCCTTGCCGATCTTGGCCGGGTCGAGGCTCACTGCTGCTCCCAGGTCAGCTCCCAGACCGCCGCACCGGTGCCGTCATCGGAAATGGACGCGCTGGTGATCTGGATGTTGTATGACCCGTAGGCCTGCGATCCCTGGTCGGTGTAGCTGAACGTCAGCGTCGCCCCGGTCGCCGCCGCGAGGTTGGCCGGATTCATGTGCGACCGGATTGCGTTGTCAACCGCTCCGTCGTTGCGGTACAGCGTCATCGTCCCAGAGCGCCGGATACGGCCCGGGGCGCGCTTCTCGACAAAGTCGCCAATCTGGGTCACGTCGAGGGACGCGCGCTCGAGGTTGACCGTGACGGACTTGCAGGTGACGGCCGTCTGGCCGCTGAACGAGAGTGATCCGCCGTAGCCTGCGATGAGTGCCATTAGTTCTCCCTTGCGATGATGGTGAGCGTGAGTGAAAGGATGCGCTCAGCGTCCTGCTGACCGTCATCCGGCGTTTCCGTGCGAGAGGCCGCGGCCGCCCCGACCAGGACGAGCGTGTAGTCGCCGGTATTCATCGGGCCCGTGAACTCGGCGATGACGCTGTCGGCCACGGACGCAGCGTCGAGCGCCTTGTCCGCAATGCAGTCGACCTGGGCAGTGACGTTCCAGACCTGTTTCACGACGCCCTGAACCACCATGGCGGCGTCGGCGTTGGTGACGTCGAACACGATGCTCGGCGTCTGGTCGCCGGCGGTCCTGAGACCCAACGACACAGGCACGCCGACCGCGTCTAGCAGCTCCTTGATCTCGGAGGTGATTTCAACGAGTCCCACGGCGGCCTCCGTTCGCGAGCAGCCGGCGCGCCTCGGCGAGCACCTCGCGGGTGATGTCTGCCATCACGCGGCCGAGGTTGCTCTGGGCATAGTTGAAGAATCGGCGGTTGCCCGGCTTGAAGCCGACGGTGGCGGCGATGACCGGCTTGTCCCGGCCGATTCGCCCTGCCTTGCCCTTGTTCGTGTACCGCCCGGAGCTGCCGTAGTGCCGGAATCCGCCCTCGAGCAGGTGGAACACCCGCTGACGTCCCTTGGCGCGTGCCCCGCCCTTGCGCCCGTACTGGACGCCGAGCCGGACCACCAGGGGAGCCGTGGGGCCAGCCCCGCCGCGGCGGACGTCGAACTTGGTCGCCGCCGCAATCGCTCGCCGGTGCAGCTTGCGGCCGCGACCGGGCGCCGAGGTCGCCACGGCCTTCAGCGCCCGTGCGTGGGGCGACATGGCCCGGCGAATGCCGTTCTTGCGGGCGCGCTCGTTCAGCCGCTCCGGGAGCTTCGCCAGCGCCTCGCGCACGGCCCGGTCATCGACCGTCAGGCGGACCTGATTTCGGCGCTGAAAGAGGTTCACGGGATGACCTCCGTGGCGAGCACGCGAAGCCGCTTCCTGCGTCCTGCGTCGGGGTCGACCACGCTCGACACGTTGAACTCGCGCCCGCCGAGCAGCAGCCGGCATCGCGCCGTCAGCGACGGGTGGTACGCGGTCTCGATCTCGAGGTCGGTCCGGACGGCGACGCCCATATCGTCGATGACCTCGCGCTGCGACGGCTTGATCATGCCGCGCACGTAGCCAACGGTCGACCACGTGATCGTCGCCTGCCCGACGGCGTCGGCGGCGGCGGTCGGCGCCTGCACCGTGAAGATGTCGCGCCAGAAGCCGCAGCCGGCCATGGGTCACCTATCCGATGCTGTTGTCGGAGTGCATCCGACGAATGGTCTGAATGAACGGGTGCGGCTCCGGGGTGACCGCATCGTCGCCTCGGAACGCCTCGAGGTGGCCGACCTGCAGGCGGACGGCCATCCACTCCTCCTCGGTCATGTCCTCCGGTGCGCGACCGGTCGCCGATTCCCACGCCGAGAGAGCGGCGCGGAGCCCGGCGGCGATGGCCGGATCGTCCTCGTTGTGAGGCTTCTTCAGCCAGGCGCGGAGGTCGATGAGGTTGGTCGGGATCGCGCTCATGGCACCTCAACCGGGAGGGTGGAGCCGAAGCCCCACCCTCCCGAGCTGCATGGAGGAGGTTTGATCAGGTCAGCGTGATCTTGAACTGCGTCACCGCCTTGGCGCGGGTGATCTTCGAGTTCGCGAACACCATGCCCTGGAACTTGACGCGGCCCGTGCCGGCGAGGGTGATCTCGTCGCGGATGAGGCCCATGTTGCCCCACTCGACGCACGCGAACGCCTCGCGGATGTTGCCGAACACGAGCGGGGTGTTGTTGCCCGCGGCCGTGATCTTCGACGGCGCCCAGGGCGCGATGTAGACCGGGCGGCCCATCAGGGTCTGGCCGGCGGCGCCGGTGATGCCGGCGTCGGAGGACGGCTGGAAGATCGGCACGTTGCTGCCGGACGCGGCCTTCAGGCTCGCGATGGCGGCGTAGGCGTCCTGCGACATGACCCACACCGACGATCCCCAGTACTCGCTCGGGAGCGAGCGGTAGCGGATCTCGGACAGCTTGTCGACCGTGAAGGCGGCGTCCCACGCGGTCGCGCTGGCCGCGGCCGACGCCGTCACCTGGTTGGTGGCGGCGTCGTTCACGAACAGGCCCTTCGGCTGGTTGCTGCCGGAGCCGAGCGTGTACCCGTACTCGAGGCCGCGCGACATCTGCCGCTGCAGGTGGTCGACCACCTCTGCCTCGACGTCGAAGTCGGCCTGCTTGATGAGCCAGTGGCTCACCTCGCTGCGCGGCAGACCGCCGACGGGCGGGAGGTTGACCTCGACGTAGTCGCCGTCGTACGCCTGCGAAACCGGGCTGGCCTCGGTGGTCCAGAACTGGGTGACCGCGGCGCGGGTCTCCTGGTTGTTGTAGCGGAGCGTGACGTTGCCGCGCGCACCGGTGCGGAGGTCGGCGAGGTTCCGGACCACGGTGTTCGCGGCCAGGTACTTCATGATCTCCTGCGAGTAGAGCTTGGGCACCAGCACGCCCGAGGCGCTGGTGGTGAGGAGGTCGCGGGTCTCGGGGGCACGGCCGCCACGGCACCACGCGACGAACTGGTCGCGGTACTCGCGGCTGTCGAGCCACTCGTCCTGCTGCTCGCGGCGCTCGGCCACGCGCTTGGCGGGGGTGGCGGCGACCTGCACGCCGGCGTCCTTGGCGAGCAGCGCGGCGCGCTCCTCGACCATCTCCTCGATCTGCGCCCGCAGCTCAGCGTGCGCGTCCGTACCGGCCTCGACGGCCTTCTCTGCGTCCCGAAGCTCGGCGAGCTTCAGGTTCATCGTCCTGATGTTCACGGTGTTTCCCTTTGTGATGATGGTGGGTGCGGGCTGCGACCGAGCCTCGGCCGAGGTGCCCGCGTAGGCCCCGACCTCAACAAGTGAGATTTCCCGCAGGTCGACGCTCTTCAGCGTGCGGTCCCTGCCGGACCATTGGTCGCCGCCTTCCGGCACCCGGAAGCCGAACGACATTTCCGAAACGACGCCGCGCTTGACCAGGTCGAGGATGTCCTGGTCGCGCTGGCTCTCCCCGAGCGTCGCCGTGTACTTCAGGCCGCGCTCGTCGCTCTCGAGCACGAGGGTCCCGCTCTTGGTGTTCGCGATGATCTGCTTGCTGTCGTGCATGAACCAGAGGGACGCGCCCTTCTGGATCGCCGCGTTGAACGCGCCGGGCGCGATCTGCTCGCGGAACTCGCCGCGCAAGCCCATGAGCGGCTTGCTCCAGCTGTTGTAGAGCGCCGCGTAGCCGGTCAGGGTGCGACCCTCGACCGTGCCGATGGGTGCGGAGCGGACTTCAAGCATTCGGGTCCTCCTGGTCGGCCTGCTGGTCGGCGGCCGGGTCGGTGATGCCCGAGATGACCGGCGCGGGCGTGTCGAGGCCCTCGACGGGCGGAAGGCCCATGCGCCGGCGGGCGTCGTTGGGCGCGAGCACGCCGACCTGCACGAGCTGCGCGTAGGCGCGGCCGGCGGTTCGGAAGTCGCCGATGGTGATGGGCGTCAGGTCCGTGCGTAGGGTCTCGCCGGGCGCGAGCAGCTTCCGGGTGATCTCGGTGTCGATGCCGGCGACGAACGGCGCCAGGCAGTGTGTGACGTAGGCCTGCGCGACCTCGGGCTGGCTGCGTCCCTCGCCCTGCCACAGCAGCTGCGGCGGGATGCCGAAGGCGCGGGCGACGTCCTCGACGCCCATGCGCTTCGCGTCGAACAGCCGGCTGGCGGCGTCGGCAGCGAGCTGC